CCATAAGAAAGAAATGATATCTAATAAAGGAGATATTGTAATGGTATTAGATAGACATATTCCAACAATAGACTATTTCCTTAGAATCTGGATCCCTATTGTGAGAAAGGATAAAACTATTCATAGAGATACTTATTATGCTTGGTTGAATTCTGATAATAAACTAAAGTCCGACACTATTAAAAAAATAGATGACCTATTCAAAGGCTTAGCCATTGACATTGTTGGCAATGAAGGTAAAGGAATCTTCTATGCTAAGAACAGACTCGGCATGCATGACAGACAACAGGTTGAGACCAGGAATGTAGAGAAGTTTGATTTTGAATGAGGTATCTGGGTACTTACCATTTGAACAGTTGCCAGATCATTTTAATAGGCCAGCTATGGTTAATGGATTAGTGAGTCACTGGTCGCCCACACTTAGCTGGCTTTTTCATTATCTTTGTATCAGATGAGTACAGTCAAAGGTTATAAACCACATGACAATCAGAGGAGCATTCATGATGCCATCAACCATGGCCATGAGAAGTATTATGCTCTGAACATTGGTAGGCAGTTTGGCAAGACTATGCTTGGCATCAACCAACTCCTTTGGTGGGCCATCAATGACAAAGGTTGCAAGATTGCTTGGGTTACTCCAGTTTATAAGCAAGGCAAGAAAGTATTCTCTGAAATGGAGAGGGCAACCACAGCAAGTGGATTGTTTACTTTCAATAGATCAGACTTGATGATCTCAGGCTTTGGCTCAACAATTGAATTTTTCTCTGGAGAGAGACCAGACAATATCCGAGGTAATACATTCGATTACATGGTTGTTGATGAGATGGCATTCACCAGACCAGAGCTTTGGGATGAGGTCTTGAGTGCAACAGTCCTGGTAAAAGGAAAGAAGGTTATATTCATCTCGACTCCAAAAGGGAGGAATCATTTCCATAAGCTTTGCATGCAGCCAAACTATGATGAGAGATATGCGTACTTTCATTTCACATCCTATGACAATCCTATGATTGATCCAAGGGAGTTGGATGAGAGAAAGCGGTCATTGCCAGATTATGTGTTCCGGCAAGAGTACTTGGCTGAGTTCATTGATAATGCCAGTGGTATATTCAGAAACGTATCTGATTGCATTGGCACTGGAGCCAAGACATCAAAGATGTATGCTGGCCTTGATATTGGTAGAGCTGATGACTACACTGTGCTCACAATTATAAACCAGGATGGAAAGATGGTTGCTGCTCATAGATGGAGACACGATGAGTGGAGCAAGATCATTGAGAAGGTGGCAACACTGATTAAGCAATACAATGCAACCACATTGGTGGAGGTTAACAATCAAGGTGATGTATTCTTTGAGATGCTGGCAACCAGGTGCAAGAATCTGATCCATCCATTTGTCACTACCTCCAAAACAAAGCCGATCATCATTGAGGATCTTGCTGTGGCATTTGAGCAATCAGCAATATCAATTGTGAATGAACAATGGTTGATAGATGAGCTTGAGAATTTTTCTTATATTTACAATCCAAATACCAGGAACGTGACTTATTCTGCACCAGCTGGATTGCATGATGATGGTGTCATCTCAACAGCATTGGCTTGGAACTGCAGAAAGGAATACAGCAACAGAGGAAGATATATGGCTTTGAGAGTATGAAAGAACTTGAGATAAAACTACCGGCATCAATTGCTGAATGCACTCCAGATCAGATGGCTAAGTGGCTGATGATGGCAGAGGCTATGAAGGACCAGAAGGATGACATCACTCAGTTTCTAATCTTCCAATGTCAGTTGCTTAGTTTATTCTCTGGAGAGTCAATCAACAGAATCAAGAGAGCTGATGTCAATAGCATTCAAGCTGCATCTGCTCACATGCTCCAGATATTAACATCTTATAATTACCAGGAGCCAAATGAGATCATTGAGATTGAAGGCAAGCAATTCAGATTTGAGAAAAACTTTGGACACGTTTCAACTGGACAGATCATTGACTTAAAACTGATTGAGGATATCAGTCAAGATCCATGTCAAGCATTGGCAATCATGTATGTTGAGAAAGGAATGGAATATTGCCAGGAGGATGACAGAGGCAGATTGCTCAATCCTAATGAAAATAGATACAAGTTATTCAAGGAACATTTTCCAGGTGATGAGTTTCTAAATTTTTTCAGTTTTTTTTTGGACTTATCAGAAAAGCGGAGGATGGCTATCTTAGGAATTCAGACAGCGAGGGCGAAGATGGAGATGATGCAGATAGCTCAAGACCAGAAGATTCAGAGTGGTTTAATTGGACAACTATCTTACATAGACTATCCAAAGAAATGGGAATCAGTTTGGACAAAGTTACGCAACAACCTTATGTAAAGACTTTATTCTGGATGAACTACTTTAAGATAGTGGATGAAAAAGAACATCAACGCATATTAAGTAATGGCAGATCTTGATTTTCTTGATGACTTTGGGATCACAGCTGGTGATGCTGAACAGCCACAAACTGTTTATGATAGATTCTTGATTGATCTATCCAATCAGCTGGCAACAGAGTTCAGAGATTACACAAAGAAAGTTGCCAACAATACTGGAGGATTGGCGGCTTCCATTATTCCAGTTCCAACTGGTAATCTGTCATTTAGATTAGAGGCTGATGATTATTATCCATTTGTGGATCAAGGTGTGAATGCGGTTGGCACCAACAACTATGGCAGTCAATTCTCATTCAACTATCCGGGTGTATCTCACAACATGGCAACAGCAATCAGTCAATGGAAAGGACTTGAGATGTCACATGCATATGCTGTTGCATCTAATATCAAGCAACGAGGATTGAAGCCAAAGAGAATCACTGACAATGTCATCACTGATGAGGTATTGACTAAGATAGCAAATGACTTGGCTGAGATTACCGGGTTGATGTTTGAAATTAAATTTGATAAAAATACAGAAACATGGCAATAACCATATATGATGAGCCGCAACTAATTGCACCAGCTGGCAATCCATTCGTCTTCACATTTAGCAGTAATCAGACAGCTCAACCAAATTTCAGCTTTGTAGTTGAGGTTTATCTTGATGCTCAATTAAGATTGACTCAAGAGGTATTCAGGCAATTTAATACTCTTGGCCGAATTGATGTATCTGAGGCTGTGCAGAGTGTGTTGAGCAATCCACCAATATCAACAGATATTGAGACTCCAGTTACAATGCCAACAGTGTCAATCACAGTCTATGAAAAATATGGAACTCCACCAGCTGTTATAATAGCTTCATCAACAAACAGCTCTGGCATAAGTGCTTTCAATGCAGCTCTTGAATATCCACAATGGATTGCTTTTGATTATCAAGATTATGATCTCAACTTTACTAATGATGCTTTATTCTTAACATATTTTCCAAGATCAAAAAGAGCTCTTTGTGGTAATGATGAAAATTTTTATCTTGGATATTATAACAGTCAAGGTACATCACTTGAGATGATAGTGGCATTGAAAGACATAAGTGGATCAACAATTATTAGTGATTCATATTCTGTTGGCACAGATGAATATAACATTCTTAATGTTGGGCCTCAAGTTATTATTGCCAACACAACCATCACTCAGAATAATTTTGACACATGTTATTACTATGAGATATATTTAAGGGATATTCCAAGGACAATTAAAACAGAGGTATTTAAGATTTACATGGATACTGAATGCAAGAGATATGATACATATAGACTGCATTGGTTGAATAAGTTTGGATCATTTGATTCATTCACATTCAGCCTTGTGTCAACCGAAGCTGCTAATGTCCAGAGCTATGGATATCAGAGAGATCCTGGAGTATGGGATGGAACAAGCTACACATATCCATTGTATGCTGGTCAAGCAATTAACTTTGCCAAGACTAAGACTGAGACATTGACATTGAACTCTGACTGGATCAACCAAGAGATTCAACAATGGTTGGTGAAATCTTTGTATGATAGTCCATTGGTATATCTTGAGCAAAACAATGGGACTGAATTTGAGCCAGTAAAAGTGACCAATACAAGCTATCAGCTGAAGACAAGGAAAAGAGATGGCTTGATGCAAGAGCAGATTACAATAGATAGAACATTCACATATAGATCTCAACTTAACTAATGGCTGGAGAATTATTCATTAATGGACGATTGGTTGACATTTACCAAGATGCTCCCTTTCCATTGACATTCAATATCAGTGATATTAAGGATCTCAATGCAAGGAAGGGCAACAAGTCAAAGACAATCACATTACCAGGTACCAAGAGCAATACAGCTCTCATGCTTAGTGTGTTCACATTGAGTGCGACACAACCATTGGATGATTCTGATTCTGATTTCATTGACTTTGATCCAAGCATAAAGGCAGAGGCACAATACTATCAGAATGGATTGCTTGAGTTTAATGGTGTTGCTCAGTTGATGAGCTGTAAATTAATGGATGGAGTCTGGTCCTTTGATATTACTCTTGTGAGTGATACGATTGACTACATCTCAAGGCTGGCAAAGATTAAGGTCAATGAGCTTGGATTCAGTGAGTACAATCATGCTCTGATTTATGATAATCAACAAGACACTTGGAATGGTATTATCCAATTGAATGGATCACCATCCAGCAATCAAGACTCACAAGGGTGGACTGGTAGAGGTTATTACTACGGCTTGATTGATTACGGGTTCCCACGTCCATCAGCTTCCACCTTTGGAGTTGAGCACATCCCTCCACAAGTATTTTGTTATGAGGTATTAAAGAAAGCATTTGATTATGCTGGCATAACATGGGATTCAAATTTTCTTGAGAGTCAATTATTCAAGAAGTTATTGATAGCATATCCTGGTGGAGATTTACCAACCATAACACAAGCTCAAGCGGATAATGAATCTGTGTTTACAACACAAGACAATAGCACAACATCGAGTGGATATTTTTTAAGTAATGGATTTGGAGGATCTGGTGTTTTGTTTTATACAGAGCCAAATCAGCCAAATGTTATAATATTTAATGACTATGAGATTTTGGCAAATTATGCAGCCACAATCAATCAAGATAATTTAAGTCAAGCTCAAGAGGCATCACCATTAAAGATTGTTTGTGCATCAACTGGTTTATATAATATTCATTATTTTGGAGATCATGATGTTAATATTGCAATAACCGGGAATGGATCTGGAGCTTTTTCAGTGAATGGAGATTATGAAGTATTATTTTTAATTTACAAGAACAACGTATTGATCAGTAATGACACCATCTATTCGGGAGTTATGTCATCAGCAACTACATCTGTTACTTTCTCATTTGACTATACAAGAGGATTGAATGTTGATTATAATGATGTATTGAGATTTGAGGTACGTTTCAGAATCAACAATTGCTATATTTCAAGAACTGGCATGACTTACTCAAATACATTGGTTCAAATTTTATCCAATACATCTGATCTTGACATATTAAAACAGCAACAATCATTAACAGCTGGTGGCACAGTTTATTTAGATGCCTTCCTTCCAGATATGACATGTGATCAATTCTTTAAAGGATTTGTAACTGCATTCAACTTGTATGTCAAGCCAAGCAATGCAGATCCAACCATTTTGGAGATCGAGCCATTATCAGATTTTTATAATGCCAGCGGTGATGCAATTGATTGGAGTGAAAAATTAGATAGAGGCAAGGAGATTAAGATTGAGCCAACTATAAATTTCAGCTCAAAGAATTACAAGTTTAATTTTGAGCAAGAGGATGACTATTGGAATCAAAGATATTTTGAAGATGTCAAACAGCAATATGGATCATTCTTGATTCAAAGTCAGAGTCAATTTGCAGTGAATGATACAGAGTTCAAACTGCCATTCTCTCAAAAATTATTGGCTGCCATTCCAGAAGATTCACCAGGATCATTTACCGACTTGATTGTGCCAAGATCATTCCAGGTTAAGTTCAATGAGGATGGATCAAGTGTGGTTGAAAAGAAAAAAGGCAAGCCATTCATTGTGCAGCTTGGAGGATTAAGGATTGGAGATTGGACACATAGAGATGAGGATGGTGTGTTGAGTGTTGAGACATCATATCCTTATGTTGGTCATTTGGATAGTCTTGATTCACCAACATTTGACTTCAATTTTGGGATTCCGAATTATGTATTCTGGTCCACAACAAGCTATCCAACAAATAACTTATATCTGTATCATGAGAAGTTCATCAAGGAATTGATATCAAGATTTGGAAAGCAAATCAGCTGCTCAGTTATGTTGAGACCATCAGACATCAATAGTCTTGATTTCAGAAACTTAATTAACATTGATGGTGTTGTATATAGGTTACTAAAAGTTAGTGATTATCAGAGTGGAAAGAATACCTCAACTATTGTCGAACTAATCCGCATAATAGAGGGAGAGGGTATTCAGACAACTATTGTGACTCCACCTTATGATCCATATACAGATCCAAATACAAGATTTACAGAGGATAGTCAAACAAGAATGACAGAGGATAATCAAATAAGATTTATAAATTCATAAACAATGGGAGTTAAAATTTCAGACTTATCACCAAAGGGCAGTAAAATTGCATCAACAGATCTCATTGAGGTTGCTGTTGTATCTGGTGGTGGATACGTTTCAAGATCAGTAACTGGATCGCAAATAAATGAAGTGAGCTTGGATACCACTCCACAGCTTGGAGGTGATTTGGATGTAAACGGTCAAGCCATTACAAGTTCGGTAAATGGAAACGTTATAATAACGCCAAACGGCACTGGTCATATTGCAGTAGGTTTTGGCTCAACAAATAATCCACCAATTAGGTTTTATGAATCATCGGCTAATGGTACAAATTCAATAGGTATAAAAGCCCCAGCAACGTTGACTGCTGATAGTACCTATACATTACCAACAGCAGATGGAACAAGTGGACAAGTTTTGTCCACAAATGGAAGTGGTACATTAAGCTGGGCAAATAACGATTCGGGTTTAACTGTTAATTCAACTGCAATAGCTTTGGGAACTGCTGGACGGGTATTTTTTCAGAATGCTTCAAATCAATTATCTCAAAGTGCTAATTTATTTTGGGATAATACAAATAATAGATTAGGAATAAATACAGCTACTCCGACGCAGGCTTTGGATGTTTCGGGAAATGCAAGAATAGGAAATAGATCTTTAAATGCATTTATAGCTTTGAATAGAACTGATACCTCTTATATAGATGTTGCGAAAATAATAACTAACGGACATCTGCAAATTGGAGGAACAAATGTTGGTATTATATCTTTTACCGGAAGTTCATCTGAATTTGGAAGATTTAATGGAAGTAATTTCGTTCTCGGAGGCACGTCCGTTGGTACGAGTTCAGATAAAGTATTAGCACAATATACGGGAACAGCTCCTGGATCTTCACCTGCTGATGCTTACCAACAATATTCAGCAGATATAACAGCAGGAAATGCTGCTCCACATTTTAGAACGGAAAACGGAAATGTTGTTAAGTTATACCAAGAAACAACTGGAGTTGCTGCGGCTACATTTGTAGCGAACACTTCAGCAATAGTTGATGACACAGCAACGTTTGATGGGTATACAATAGGTCAAGTAGTAAAAGCATTAAAAAATTTAGGTATTTTAGCATAAAAAAATATTATGGCAATTTTAATTAAAGGAACAGAAGAAAAACAAATTAAATTATCAGGAACTGATATAACAATTCCAGAAATTTATGGGCGTGTTGAGTTTGTAGGACGTGCAAATGGCACTACTTTGGAAATAGGTATTATAACTTATGTAAGTGAGCAAACATTTGAAGAGAATAAAGTAGTATTCACAGACGTTGAATCACGCTCTTTAACGGCTAATTTAGAGCCTAACGAAACACAATCATTGGAGACAGCTCATAAGTACGCTAAAATCGCTTATGAGGGACAAGGGTACGAAGTATTAATTGATTTAAAATAAATAAAAAATGGCAATAGCTAACAGCGTGCTAACAGCACAACAAGGAACTTTTATAGTTAATAACACAGTTGCAAAAACTGTTGATCATGATGCAATTGTGGTCTTAGAGGATACAGTATTCTCAGCAATTAGAGTTGCGGGTACAGATGTCAAATCAACTTACATTGCGGCAACAGCAACAGCAGTGAAAGCTGGTGCAATCATCAGACCAATTAATGGTGCAAAGTTTAGTGGTGTCACATTGACATCTGGATCTGTTTGTTTGGTGTTATGATTGGATACGGCAATAGTATTTTTTTAGCAACACATGGCATCTTAGCCAGATCAGCCTCTGGAACACCAGTTGACCCCGACGCACAAGCATTCATTACAGCGGCTGCAATTACAGACCCTACTCAACAAGCGGCTATTAATACTTTGGTAGTTGACTTGAAAGGGT